TTTTTAACTTGTTGTCACCGTTTTGATTGAATAAAACGGGTCATTGTATTCTTCTACTACAGTATTAACAGGGTTCGGAGCTCCCGCCACATTAATAGCTGCAGTTGAAGTTCCTCCACCTACATTATAATTATTAGCGCTTGCTAAATCAGCTACCTCTGTCCACGAAGTTCCATTCCATGATTCAGTTAGAGCTTGGGCAGCTGCAGGAGGTTGTAGTGATCCTGCAATAAGAATCATAGAGGTAACTGTCCCGTTAGCAGAACATCCAACGTGAGAACGGTCCGTAAGAAGATCGGCTTTTTCTGACCAAGACGTTCCATTATATTCCTCAACAAAACCCAAATGAGCAGGAACTTGAGTACCTCCCATAACTAAACATGAATCTTGAGTACCTCCTGTTGCCATATTTGTTCTGCCACTAGTGAAGCCAGTGACTTCTGTCCAAGATGTTCCATTCCATTTTTCTGAATTTCCGCTGAGGTTTGGGCTTTTGGGAGGAGTATCTCCTCCAGTTTTTATTCCAGCCGTACTTGTTCCACATCCCGCTGTATGAGAACATAAATTATTTAAAGCATTAACTGCCGTCCAGCTAGATCCATCAAATTCTTCAGTCGCTCCTGTTGTTGGAGCCGCACCTCCTGCACATATTGCTGCAGTCGATGTTCCAAATCCAGCCATTAAATAACGTGCGGTTATAGTGACTGGCGAAACAGACCAGGAAGTACCATTATAGGTTTGCGTAATTCCTGAAGTGCTATAACTCGGGGCAGCATTACCTCCAAAAGTAACCATGGCACTTTGAGTACCGCAACCAGCTCCTGAATTTGTGCCAGTTACTCTGGCCGGCGCCGAAGCCCACGCTGCTGTACCTTGAGTGGCTAATTTCCAAACATTACTAGCAGAATTATACCAAAGTTGTCCCACTGATTGTTCAGCGGGAGGATCAGATGCTAAACTTTGAACTGAATAACCCTGTATACCTTTATAAGTAGCCATGTATTATTTATCCTTTAATAGCCAACCTTGTGCCGCTCCTGAATAAGCTAGGGTAAAAGCTGAACGTTCAACACTAGATGTTAATGTAGCATCGGCTGAACCGCCTTGAATTTTTTCTCCACTATCTGGAGTGACTGTTAAAGCATTTGAATCAAATGTTCCTGCATAATCTACTAGAGTAACTTCATCGCCCAGCGTTCCTGCGGGTAAGGTTACATTACAAGCATTTGAAGTTGTATCAATAAAATATCCTTCTCCAGCAACAGCAGTCATAGTTGCTCCTGTTTCTACTGCTTGCCATGATGTTCCACCTGAGTTATCCACCCATGATAAAACACCACCTGTTGTTGATGTTAAAATTTGATCATTAGCAGTAGCAACGGCCGCCGGCAACGTTATTGTATAAGATGTCGTTGTACCTGATGCTTTCATTCCAAAGTACTGTCCTCCTGAAGTGTCTTGTAATCTTAATTCTTTCTGTGATCCGATATTTAAACCATCTGCAGCAACCCAAGTTAGATTCGCATCCCCCCCGAAAGCTCCTGCATTATTATATTGAACTTCTGTTGTAGATCCTGCTACTGATCCAAAATCAGCACTCGCATCTAAAACATTTGTTCCATCGGTATAAAGTAATTTTGTTCCTGTAACACCTGCAGCCCAAGTAATTCCTGTGCCTGAAACTGTTTTAAAGGTAACGGTATAGGTACTTCCGCCTTCCGCATTATTAACAAGCCACCAGTTTTCAATACTGTCTGGTACCGTTACAATAGCATTTCCAACAGATAACGTTCCTGTTAATTTAATAACACGAGTCGCTAATACAGCCCCTGTAGTTCCATCATTTTTTGTTAAAGTGACAGTTCCATTATCAGTTAAAGCTTGTGTTACATAGCCTCCTGCAATCTGTTCAATAATATCCCAGTTGGTATTAGTTAATGTACCCCATGTACCGGCTTTTTCACCGGTAGCCATTTTTTGAATTCCTAAATCTGTGTATGTTGAAGGCATGTTTTTCTCCTAAGCTGCTTCCGTATCTACGTCTGTATACGTTGTATTTGATCCAGTTGCAACATTAGAATACGATGTATTTGACCCTGTGTCAACATCTTGAAAATGTTGAATCCCTAAAGTTCCTAGACCAATAGTTGCGGACTGGCCAGTTAATTCTACATTCGTATAGGTCGAAATCGTAAGACTTCCTACGCTTGACGTAGCTGCAACTCCTGTTAATGGAACTCCAATAATGGTAACCACTGAACCTATCGAAGTTGTTGCTGAAACTCCAACCGGTTGAACGGTAGGATTAGAAGTAACATGAAGAGCTCCTAGATCCGTTTCTGCTGAAACTCCAGTTAAGGTTGTTGTGTTATAAGATCTTATAGTGGGAGTGCCATCGGCAGTAGTTGCTGAAACTCCAGTTAAAGGAACTCCAATTTCTATATTTAATGAACCATCGGCAGTAGTTGCTGAAACACCTGTTAATGCAAAAGTAACATCTCCAACAATAGTAGGTGCTCCTACATCAGTTGTCGCCGAGACTCCTGTTAAAGGAACTCCAAGCTCTATATTTAATGATCCTACAGTTGTAGTTGCAGAAACTCCACTAGGTCTAACGATTGCTTCGTCAACCGATCCCCAACCATTGTAACCCCATTCAAGAGTACCCCAACCAGGTTGAACATACGCGTCAACAGTTCCTAATGTTGTAGTTGCTGATAAACCGGTTAATGTAAGAGTGACGTCAGCTTGTTCTCCCCAAGCATTCTGACCCCAGGTTGTTAAGGCTTGATTCCAAGTATTAGCCATAAGGAAGAACTCCTTACGCTATCTGGATGATCGCTGTTGATGCTGCCGCTGCTGGAAACTCTACTGTGAAAGTTCCACTTGTAACGGTCTTGTCTCCACCAAAATCAATGGAACAAACTGCAGCGTCGCTTGAATGTGAATCATTAAAAATTAAACAACCCCGTGCAGTAAAGGAAGCTGAAGTCCAGCTCGTATTTGCAAAATCGCAAATCGCTGTATCACTATCCAACACAGGAGTTACACTCGTTAAAGCGTTTCCTTTTGCCGTATAGCCTCCTGAATCTGCTAATTCTTCTGAAGTTGTATAAACGGTTGTAGATTTATTTAAAGTTGCATCACTGTCGTATAGTGCCAGATTAAAAGTATTTCCAGTAGGAGGTGCAGTAAAATTATGTTCCGCCTCTAAAATTTCTTGTTTGAAACTGTTACAAATTGCTGATGTTATTGCCATAGTTTGTATTCCTTTTAAGGTGAAGGTGAATCAATTTTTATACGAATGGTTCCATCGTCATAATCATCTCTTCGTCTTCTACCTACTTGTTCAATCGCGAACTTCTCTACCTCTTTATTATATCGTTGCTCGTAATATGTCAACATATCTTGGGGGCCTTTTAAATACCCAAAAGCTTCTACTAAAGAGGCATAAAGCAAGCCATTCGCAAAATTCCTGCTTAAATACGTTCCACTAATATTATTAACTAAACTACCGGGTATAGCCACATAATTAACTTGAAAAGTATACGTTTTATCAGGACACGGAGCAAACATAATTGTGCCAGAGGTCGTATCTGAAAACCCTGTTGCTCCTCCAAACATTGCATAATATTTAGGTATATCTCTGCCAGTAGCTACAGTCGTTCCGGCTGAACCATAATTATTATATTCATTTAAAAAGGTGACATCTCTTTTTTCTAAATATTTTAAAGTATTGGGAGAAGTATCATCTTCTGTAACTTGAACCGATCTTACTGCGAGACATCCAGCAGGAGCATTAATATATTCTTGACCTACGACTAAAGATCCTGTTTGAGATTTTCTATCCGCATCTATATTAACATCTCTTAAAATCCTAGTTTCCGCATCTGTAATAAAACCATCCGTGATCGTAGATGTAAAAACGTCAGTCGTAACTTCAGTGTAATCCTGAATTGCTGTCGTCAATGTTGCATATGTAAAATTAGTTGCCATTAGCTTTGCGGTCCTATCGCTTTTAAAGTTACAGGTCCAGAAGATACACTATATCCTCCAAACTTTATTCCTCCAGTTGTAGCAGTGTCAGTATTAACTGTAAAGTAATAGTAATCACTAGGAGTTTTTAAACTACGTGTTGTTGCAGAAATAAGATGAGTAGCAGCTGTAGAACCGTTCGCTCCTCGTTTTACTCCGCTTAAAACATTTGAACTAATCCCTGTGTAACTAATTATTTCTGTGTCTACTAAAATTGCATTCGTCGGAGTTCCCACCGGATTCGTTGCTGTAGGAACTACGGGTCCTGTCGTTGGAAAATTGGTTGAACTGGTTAAAGTAATTCCGGTTGTTGTAGTTGTATCGGTAATGGCTGCGGCTAATGTCGTAGTGACACTTGTATATTTTCCTGGAACAATAGAATAACCAGCTGCTAAACACATATTAGCTCCAGTGATTCCATCTTCATCAGCAATATTAGCAAATACAAATACACCATCATCAAGAGTGCCTGTGGTTCCTCCTGTAGTAGGAGATCCTCTAAATCTTACGGTTTCTCCATAGGTCCTTTGATGATCTGCTTGATTAACAATTATAATTCCTGAAGCAGCAGCAAAAGTTTGAAAAGGATTATATCCTAACCAACGTAATGCATCTGGAGAAGGTTGTTGAACTCTTACTTTACCAAGCGCAGTAGGATCTGCTTGATGAGGATAAGGATTTAATTGAGGTTGTTTCGTTTCCAATTCAGAATAATGAACAAATAAACCATTCCATTGAGTAAGCATTTCATTCCATGGAAAAGATTGTCCACTAATGTCAGAAACTGCAAGTGCATATTTTCCCTGTGCATATCGTGCCATAATTAAATATTAGGATAGTATGTTTTCGGCGTAATAAATGTACTTGCCGCAGAACCATCCGCTGCCTCCGCTCTGACTAATTCGTCTTCATATAATAATTTTAAATTCTGTGTTCTATCTGGTGCATATTTCATACTCAGGTAATAAGCTAAACCTGAACACATAGACGGAATATAATTATAAGGAACATCTGTAGCATTAAAATAATCTCCTGCATCTTGAATTCTATTTAAATACCAAAAATGTATATAATTTCCTGCCTGTGTTGAACTTGGGGTAATATATAAAGTAATTGTGACTTTATCAATAAATCGTTGGACCCAGTATTCTGAAGGTTGCCCTTCCGCCAATCGATTTGAATTAGCAGCATAACTGGCTCTATCAATTTTAGTTAAAGGAGTATCAGATTGAGTTGTAGCCCCTCTATTAGTTCGATAAGACATTTGAAGAATGTCTTCTACTCCATAAATACTTTCCGCAACCCCAGCATTCGTTACCCCAGCATCGCTGGTTCCGTCTGCCGTAGAGCGATACAAAGTATAAATAGCTTGAGACGCAACTAATGTGACATTAGTTTCTGCGACTTCCCAAAAATGTAAACCTCGATTAGACCATTCTTGAAAAAGAATGTTTAAAGATCGTCTTGCTGTTTTTAACTGGTAACCAGCAACTCCCCGAAGGCCACATCTTTCAAAAGCTTCTTCAACAATTTCATCAATTGAAAAATTCTTACCGAACGTTGCTGTTCCGGAAGTAGTGTTAGCCATTTAAACTCCTAGGCTCCAGTGATAGTCATTGTAACGCTTCCGTCTACTCCAGCTGTCTGAGTTAAAGTAGCACAAAGGCCATCCTTAAATACGATACCCGAGCCAGGAATATAGAGTTGTATGCCTTCTGTTTCCCATTTATACGTAGCTTTTAAATTACCTGCTGCAGTTGCACCAGTCGTAGCACTATCATGTAAAAGTAAAACAGAACCTGCTTCTGCTCTACCTTGAATAGAAGTAACTCTAGTTCTAGCTGCTCTTATTAATGTAACAGCTCCCGTAGTTTTAGTTACGGTTGTTTGGTCACTTGTAAATGTCATAATTTTTATCTCCTTAGTCGTGAGCTCCCGAAGGAGCTCACTTTATTTTATTTATTTATTAACTCCACGCCGCAGCGCCGGTGTCAAATGTAGCGCCGTTAGCGAAATCATAAGCAAAATCCCAAGTGCCTTTTTCATAGCACGTGAAATAGATAAAACACCCATGAGTTAAACTATTAGTTGCTGCCGCCGCAGGTGTATACGTTAATATCGTTTCACTTGCTGCCGACGTATCGATAGTTGATGCTGCTCCAGCGGTTCTACTTTCCACTTTTGAACCTTCTCTGTAAACATCACTTCCTGCACATGTAAATGTAAGAGTGTTAGTTCCTCCATTTGTGTCATCTGTTTGGTAATGTACTACTATAGTTCCTACCGTAGCTGCTGGTAAAGTAACAGCTTGTGCTGCATCAC